ATCCTACTCACATTACTGTCATAGGGGTAACTAGATTAAGTCAGAACTTAGCATATTCCTTAGATATAGAGGTATCATTCCAAGTAGAGTGAGTATCGTATGGGTCTGCTATGAATATAGCTGGCTTATAGGTTTTCCATTTGGAGAAGAAATTAAATGTGTAATCATCCATTACAAATCCTGCTATGGGTTGTTTTGCAAGGAAAGAGGCACATTCGGTGATTGAAGTCTTTGAAGGAAGCTGTATGGTATCTATAATACGAATCTTACCGAGTGGTGTTGTTTGGAAAACTATGATTGCGTGATTGTCTGTTCCTCAATGTGAATTATCAATAGAACAATATAAGGGAAGGGTATAATCATATCTGAAATCTCATATCTCAATATCTCATACTGGTTTAGGGTGGAATCTCTTATAAACAGCTCATTCTACGGAAGCATTGTAGCTTATCTCTAGCTCTTGTGCTATCTTCTCAGGAGTCATTCAGGCAGTCTTCCAATCATACCAAGCCTTGTCATATAGAGGATGCAGAGACCAGTGTAGAGTTACTCAGTCTATCTTTCATTCTCTTGCTTTAAGTCTCATTCGGTAGTATTCATTTCACTCTCCCAAAGGAGTAGAATTATAAATGATACAAGGGGTCGCAGCAGCACAGGCAGTATTAATCTGACTGGCATTCTGCATCTTAGCCATTTCATCTAGGAATATACAATGATAAGTTCATCAGGTTCAAGCATTAGGGTTAGCTGATTCTCAGGTAATAGAAGAGCCATCAGGTAATGACATAGCCATATATTTGTTCCAACGTGTTCAGACATCAGCTGAGAAGTCCTCAGGAAGCATCCAATGTGGCATAAGACGAGTGAAATAACGAAGCTTCTCGAAACAGCTACGCATATCTCAGGCTTTATCTACATATTCTTGCTTTTGGGATACTATAAGGTATCTGTGTCTATGAAATAGGAATCCATAATAGAATACTCACATCATTAGCCAAGTTATACCCATCTGACGGGATTTCTCTATGAAGACGTTCTTTCACTCTGATATATCCTTCCATATCCTCCTTATAAGCTCCTTCTGATACTCAAAAGGCATAAAAGGTATATCTCTAGGCATATCTTTAGTGAAGAAGGTATCGTTCTTCATAGTCCATAGGAAGTTCTCAAAGAAGTAGACTGGGTCTGCTACACATTTTCTTATGATACAGGCTTGCAGAACAGGGTCTTTCTCTGCTTCATCAAGCATAATAGCCCTGCTTCGTATATTATCCCATATATTTCTCTCTAACTGTGAGTTGTAGAACATTATGATTTTCTTTTAAGGACATTTTTGTTTTTATTGTCGTCATCGTCTCCAAATGGATTGTATCCGAACATATCTAGCATTACCTTAGCTCACATAGTAGGTCATAGTATCTGATATACCTTGCTTGCGTTCTTCATTATCATATCTGTATTTTTCTTTAAGTCAATCTCGAGGAATTTATCTCATTCATCACCTTTAAATAAGTCTTTCAAATGTTGTTTTACAACCTGAGCATCAGAAGTATGACTACTATCCATAAAATTAGCCATTACATCTCTTATTTCTGATGAGTTCCAATCTACTCATATTTTATGTAATTCTGATTGAAGTGTATTATGGTATGAGTCTAACATCCCCATTCTTTTTTTCCTTGCTATTTCTTCGGCTAATGGCATTATCTTTTCATCTGTAATAGGTTCTTTACCTTTGATTGTCTCCTTAGCATCGAAATACTTGACCAACACTTTCCTAACATCCTCATCATAGAACTTCTGTAAACCTTGCTGTCATCCTTCTCACCATCATTCTATCTTAGATACAGTCTTTCAGGTAGGGAAGTATATCTTCTCGTGTCATTTCTCTATTGAGTCTTTGATAAGGTCTTTGATTACCATTTCGTGCCAGTTCTTTTGGGTTTTAGAGATTTCGGTTAAAACTCATTCCTTTGTTTTAGGAAACTGTTCTTTGAAGAAGTCTTCAAAATCTATAGGGTCTAGTTTTATATTTAAATCCTCTGGATACTTTTGACTAAAATTATAAAGTAAATCTTCAAATTTAGATATCCCGACATCTATTCTGCCGTTGAGAATGATATCATTAATTATCCCTCTAATAATTTTTTCTTTACCAATTGGAGATAAATTGTCAATTTCTTTATTATAATTATCCAGAACTGCTTCTCAGTTTCCTGAATTGAAATATTCTTCTGCTGATTTAGATAATGATTGTGCTTTTTGATTCTCGCCTCCTACTTGTTTCATAACATCACTCTGTATTTCTGTGATATAGCGCTCAGGTTTACTATATTTAGCTGAAATGCTCTTATAATTTTCTTTGGCCAATTTCTTTGCAAGATAAAGCTCATCTCATTTCTTGTCGAACCTTACATATTCTTCATATAGTTCAGGCTGTTCAGCCTTAATTCTATCCTTATGCTTCGATATTGAATCATAAGCTTTATACTCCTCATTCCATTTTGACTCGATTTCACTCATCTTATCTATTATATCTCCGTATTCTTTCTGAATCTTGTCCAGATGTTCTGCTGCCTTCCCCATTTCGGGATTAGATTTGTCTGCATTGAGCTTATCTACATACCTTGAGTGGGCAATATAATCATCTTTCTCAAAATGAGCGGATTTATTTCATAGTGCAGTTCATTCTTGTCAATAAAGACGAGTGCTAGCCTTTCATCATTCTTGATATAGCTTACTGAGCGCTTTAATGTGACTTGTTCCATAATCAGCATATTTATCTGTCTCTTGCTTATTTATCTTAGGGAATTCATCCTGTACCTGCCTCACCAGTTTGGACCTCTCTATATTCTCTCAGTCAACACGCTGTAATACCCCTCTGATGATATTCTTCTCAGCTGGCTTGTATTTGTCTTGGTTTAGCATATTCTCTACACTAGTTCTCTTTAATACTGGCTTCTTTGGTAGGTCTTCTAGGAAGGTGGATGTCTGTCCCTTTATCTCGAAAGCCTCATCTCATTTTGATAACATATTAGATATAGCTTCTCATCATCCTGCTTGTGGTTTAATCATTCAAGGAAAGTTTCCTGCCATAAGGTTTTCGCCTGATATAGGGTCTTTTACAGTCTTTATAAGGAACTCCTCAACTTCTGCCTTCGGAGCTTTCTTGATAGCTTGCTCTACTGCTTGAGTCTGAGTCTGGGATAGTTTACCTCATTTGGATAGGGTGTCTACAATAGATTTAGCTCATCCTTTTACTAGACCATACTTCTCCAGTACGAAAGCCACTAGAGGTGGGAAGGAGGCTAGTGCCATAACAGCTGCGACTACTGGGTTGACTGCTCATATTGCTGCCCCTCATAGAGCCGTTGCCCTGAATACGGTAGCTCAATAGGTTCAGACTTTAATAGAGGTGGCTGCCTTCACATCTTCATAAGCCTTAAGGGCTTTGGTTGCATTAGTTATTCAAGGCATAATCTCTTCCATCCTCTTCAGCTTGCCTTCCTGTCATTTCCTTGCCAGGTGGGATATCGCATCTTCTCTTAGCTGTCATTTCCTGAATAAGTCTGACTTGATTTGTTTAAGCTCTTGTGCTTTTGGTGCGAACTGTGCATCTAATTCTTTGAGTCAAGGTATCCTTGCTTTTGCTAAGTCGTCTATATTCTTCCTTATCTGTTTAACTACTGCTTGTCATTCTGAGCTTACTCATTTATCCCAAGTTATGGTAGAGTCTACTTTCTTCCTAAGTCTGATAAGCTCATCATCGGTTATATTCTTTCAAGCATTGAATTCATTTATATATTGTTTTACTTCCTTTAAGGCTTTTCTATCTGCATTTGGTAGAGAGGTCTCTGTTAGTTTTCTTTCAGTCATAACATCAGTGACGATATTCCTTATATCCTCTATATTAGCGACAACCTCTCATTTCTTTACACTTCCATATTCCTTTCCTATTCCTTCTAAGTCATCAATCTTAGCATTAATCTTAGCTTCTGCATCTTGGAATAGTCATTCCTTTGAGATATCTCCAGTCTTAGCTTTGTTGAATTCCTTAGGTAACTCTTTAATAGTCTGTTGTGCTTCTCTGGATAATCAGGATGTCTGTGAGGTTATGAATTCTTGTACTGGTTTTGTAACCTTAGCTCATAGTTTCAGAGCTTTACCTGTTCCTTTTATTGCTAGTTCAGGCAGTTTTATATAAGGATTGAATAAGTTAGCTGTCTGTTCTACCTTCTTTAGAGTCTGAGCTGTCTGTCCTAGCTTCTTAATTTTTCATAGCTCTTGTGCATTTTTCATTGCATTTCATTCTGCTATGATTCATTTGATAGCCTCGTCTATGTTAGCTCACGGGTGGTTAAGCTCTTTAAGCTTTGCTGCTAGCTTTGAAATCTGGCTTGTTTTCTGTACTTGTGTTAGCTTTCCTGCTGTCCAAGCTCATCAGGCAATAACAGAAGCAATATCTCAGGCTACTATCATAGGGTCTTGCTTGATAGCCTTGATGAATTCATCCTTGTCTGTATATTTACCTAGAACAGTATCATAAGCCTGTTCAGCTGTTTGAGTTACCTCATCATCAACATCTGTAGTTGCTTTTAGTATTCAACCTGCTATTGTCTTTCAGACAGTATCTATCGTATTTAGAGGGTGTAGGGCTATGTTACCTATTCATCATAGGACATTAGCAGTAGATGCTCACACATTAGCTGAAAACTCTTGGAAATTCTTAGGGTCTTCATTCGGAACTTCTGCTGTAGGTATACTGAAAGGAAGTCAAGGCACTTTAGCGAATGGTGAGTTATCTTTCACAGGAGCTTGCTGTGGAGTTTTGAGCTGTTCATTAGCCATCGCTATATCCTCATCTGAGAATCATTCATCAATAAGCTGTGAAATCTCGTCATCAGATAGTTCTTGTGCTGAGGCTTGGGGAATTCACCCGATTCAACCTAAAACACTCGTAGGAGCTGATTTTGGTGCTTCTTGTACTGATTTATTCTTTATCCCTGTGACCATTTTATCAGAAGCCATACCAACTAGGTCAGGTATGATAGGTGTTTTTATTCCTGTGGATAGTGGAGAAGGGGTTGGTCAAGCCTTTCATAGGACTTGAATAGGTTTTGCAGCAGGATTAGCAACAGACTCGCCAGTTGTAACTGTTCAAGTCTGCTTTGCTAATTTCTTCTCTTCTTCTTTTCAAAAATGAAAGTCTTTCCAGTTTGCCATATTGTTTTGGTTATTGTTTAGCTTATTTATTAGCTGTCTTTTTATTCCTCATCTCTACTATTCTTGACATTATATCCTTATTGCTTGCTGTTTGTGTTGGAGTTGGAGTTTGTTCAGGTGTCATTCCTAATGCTCTCTGTGCATCAGCAACAACATTCTTTACTTGAGTCTTGAATTCTTCCTCTGACATACTTAGATTAAGA